AGCTGGCCTGTGCCCGCTGCTCTGTGGACGGCTCAAAGCTCTGGTTTAACTGTAACCCAGAGGGGCCGTCCCACTGGTTTTATCTAAACTGGATATTGGAGGCCGCCAAGCGGAACATGCTGCACCTCCATTTCACCATGGATGACAACCTCAGCCTCTCCGCCTCCGTCAAGGCCAGGTATGAGAGCCTTTACTCTGGCGTGTTTTATGACCGCTTTATCCGGGGCCTCTGGGTGGTGGCGGAGGGGCTGATTTATACCATGTTCAACAAGGATTTTCATGTGGTGCCGGATGCTCCCCGGCCCTATGACCGTTACTACATTTCCATTGACTACGGCACCGCAAACCCCACCAGCATGGGGCTCTGGGCCCGGGCAGGCGGGAAATGGTATCGCATCCGGGAGTATTACTACAATAGCCGCAAGGTGGGCCGCCAGCTCACCGATGAGGAATATTATGCAGAGCTGGAAAAGCTGGCCGGTGATCTGCCCATCCGGGCGGTCATCGTTGACCCCTCAGCGGCCAGCTTTATTGAGGTCATCCGGCGGCATGGCCGCTTTTATGTGGAAAAGGCCTCCAACTCTGTCCTGGACGGCATCCGGGATGTGGCCACCAGGCTCCAGAGCGGGGACATCTTCATCTGCTCCTGCTGTACGGACTGCATCCGGGAGTTTGGGCTCTATCGCTGGGATGAAAAGGCCCCCATGGACCGGCCCATCAAGGAGAATGACCACGCCATGGACGAGGTGCGCTATTTTGTCCACAAGGTCTTTGCGCCCGAGATTTTCAGCTTTTGAGGTGTGCCATGGGAAGTGTAAGCAAACTGAGCGATAAGTGTAAAAAGTGCCCTCATGTGAGCTGTTGCGATAAAAAACGGAAAGTGGCATGTGCTATTGCAGAATTGCCGGAGCCTATGGTTGAGGCCAATGTTTCTGCAAATACAGCTCCGGTGATGGCGGATGTTTTGGTCAAGCACAATTACCGAGATGTGCATATTGGACCCGAAACCATAACGGTTGATCTGGAGGACATCAAAGAGCGGCTGTCCAGAGATTTTTATAAAGCGGCGGGCCTCTCTATTGGTTTGTGAGGTGTGCCATGTTTGAGCAGCAGTATGTTTTATCTAAGATTGAGCAATGGGCGGAGCGCCTGCCATATAACACTCTGCGGATTGAGGTGGAGCTCCCTGGGCAGACCCTCACGCTGGAGAAGTGCAAAGCCCGACCCATTGGATTTACCCCCCCCCAACAGGAAAACCAGAAAAGGAGGTGATGCACGGTGGTGGTGCTTAATTTGCGGGATGACTGCGTGGCCAGGGCGGCCACCAATTTCCGCCGGGGCATGACGGACAAGCGCTTTTTGGAGCTTGAAATCACGGCCTGGCTGGGCTCCAAAGAGCGAAAACGGCAGCTGGCCGGTGAGGCCTACTATGACGGGGACCAGGATGTGACCCGCCGCAAGCGCATTGCCCTGGACGATGACGGAAACATCAAGGTGCTGGAGCATCTGCCCAATAACCGATTGGTACACAACATCTATGCCAAGATGGTGGACCAGAAAACCAATTATTCCTTTGGGCGGCCTTTTTCTCTTGATACTGAAAACAAGGCCTATGCAGAGGCCCTCTCCACCGTCTTTGGGTCCCGTTTTCAGCGGACCATGCACAACATTGGAGAGGGTGCCTGGATTGGCGGCAAGTGCTGGGTGTTCCCCTACTACGACCAAAACGGGGAGCTGGCTTTCCAGCGCTTTCCCGCTGATGAGGTTTTGCCTTTTTGGGCGGATGCTGACCACACCATCCTGGATGCTGCTGTCCATGTCTATGTGGTGCTGGAGTATGACGAAACCGAACAGACCAAGGATGTGGTCAAGGTGGAGGTCATGCACGGCGGCGGCGTGGATTGCTTCATCCGCCGGGATGATGGCACCCTGGAGCCGGACGATTTTGCCCGCTCTGGGCCGTACATAACCAACACGGACCCCCAGACTGGCGAGGAAACCAGCTACAACTGGGAGCGCATCCCCCTGGTGTGTTTCAAGAGCTCCCACCATGAAATCCCCCTGCTGTCCAGGGTGCGGTGTCTGCAAGACGCCTATAACAACATCATCTCCAATTTTGCCAACCAGATGGAGGAGGACATCCACTCCACCATCCTGGTCATCAAGAACTATGACGGGGAGGACCTGGGACGGCTCCGGGCCAACCTGGCCACCTATGGCGTCATCAAGGTCCGCTCTTTTGAGGGCTCTGAGGGCGGAGTGGACACCCTCCAGATTGAGGTCAACGCCGAAAACTACAAGGTGCTGCTCTCTATGCTCAAGGATGCCATCATTGAGAACGCCCGGGGCTACGATGCCAAGGATGAGCGCATGAGCGGAAACCCTAACCAGATGAATATACAGAGCATGTACTCTGACATTGATCTGGACGCCAACGGCATTGAGATGGAGTTTCAGGCCTCCATGGAGGAGCTGCTCTGGTTTGTCAATAAGCACCTGGCCAACACTGGCCGGGGGAGCTTTGACGGCACGGAGGTCAAGGTCATCTTTGACCGGGATGTCCTCATCAATGAAACTGAGGTCATCAACAACTGCAAGAACTCTGTGGGCATCCTCTCTGATGAAACCATCGTGAAAATGCACCCCTGGGTGAGCGACCCGGAGCAGGAGCTCCAGCGCATCAAGGATGAGAAAGAGGAGGCCATGGCCGACCCCTACCAGGCCGCTTTTATGAAAAACCGGCAGAACGGAGGGGACGGCTCCGGCAATCCCGTGACCGATCAGAACGGCGGTGGCGGCAATGCCGAGGAATAACCTCCAGCGCAATGCGGACTACTGGGCCCAGCGCATGAAAAACATGGAGGACGCCCTGCTGGACCAGTCCTATTCCTATGTGGAAAACCTGGATGCTCAATTCCGGGCCGCTGAGGCTGAGATTGAGCGCCAGATGTCTGCATGGTATAGGCGCTTTGCCGCCAATAATGACATCACCCTGGCAGATGCCAAGCGGCTGCTCAACAGTGATGAGCTGGCAGAGTTTCACTGGACTGTGGAGGAGTACATCAAGCACGGTGAGGAAAACGCCCTCACCGGGGCCTGGATGAAAGAGCTTGAGAACGCCAGCGCCCGGGTCCACATCTCCAGGCTTGATGCCCTCAAAATCCAGCTCCAGCAGCAGGCGGAGCTCCTCTATTCCAACCAGCTGGACTACCTGGACACGGTGACACGGCAGGCCTATGCCGGGAGCTACTACCACACGGCCTATGAAATCCAAAAGGGCCTGGGTGTTGGGTGGACCATGCAGGCCGTCAATGAAAACACCATCAAAAAGGTGCTCTCCCGGCCCTGGACCACGGACGGCCAGACATTCCGTGACCGCTGCTGGACGAACAAGCAAAGCCTTGTCAATTCCGTCAACACCCAGCTGACCCAGATGATTATACGGGGGGAGCCCCCGGACAAGGCCATCTCTGCCATTGCCAAGCAGTTTGAGGTGTCCCGCTCCAAAGCGGGCCGCCTGGTGATGACGGAAAGCGCCTATTTCTCCAGCACGGCCCAGCAGGACTGTTTCAACGCCCTGGGTGTGGAGCAATACCGGATTGTGGCCTCTTTTGACCGGGACACCTGCTCCCTTTGCGCTCAGCTTGACGGCAAGGTGTTCCGCATGTCGGACTACCAGGTGGGGCTCACCGCTCCGCCGTTTCATCCGTGGTGCCGGTGCTGCACCTGCCCCTACTATGCGGACATGGAGGGCATTGGAGAGCGATGGACCAGAAACCCAGACGGCACCACAAAGAAAATACCGGCCAACACCACCTTTGATGAGTGGCGGCAGAGCTTTGTGCAGGGCCCCACACCTGGTTTGCAAACCCAGGCCCCGGGTGCTACAATTACAGCAAAGACAACCCCGCATTTCCAGAATGTTGTGCAAGGTCTGCCGTCCGCTCCCAGCGGCTACACGGACGCCCTTGAGCAGCATTATGCTGCGGGCAACCAGACGGCCCAGGCTGTCTTTGAGCGTTATGTCCAGCCCGGCTCTGTGGCGGACGGGGCTTTCTCCGGCACGCCGCATTTTGACAGCCGCATCCAAAAGGTCAAAATGAACTTTGCCGCCGACATGAAAGACCCCAGAGGCCCGGCAACAACCTTTTTCCATGAGCATGGCCATTTTGTTGACTTTACATCCTGCGCCGGGAGCGGCTACACCTCTTTGCAGACGCCGGACTTTGGTGATGCTCTGAAAAAGGACTTTGAGGCCTATGTCAAGGCCACCATGAAAGCCAACGGCACCCGGAAAAAGACGGATGCCTACACCATCATTGCCCGGGAGCTCATGGACGCCGATCACAACGCCATTTCCGATCTGTTCGGCGGGCTCTCCAGGAACAAAGCCCGGGGCAATTATGGCCACGCCACCCGCTACTGGACATACTACGGGATGCTGGAGAAAGAGGCCTTTGCCCACATGTTTGCCGCTCAGTTTGATGCTGGGCGCTACGCTCTCATGCAGAAATATTTTCCCACCGCTTTGGCGGAGTTTGAAAAGCTCTTGAAAGGTGTGATTTAATGACGCTTTTGGAATACAGCAACAGCAAGCTGGTGCAGGACGCCGCCACCGCCTATGCTGAGAGGCATGGCGGGAGCTTTTTCTGGGAGGAGCCCGGAGGCGGCTTTGTGTATGAGCTGGAGGAGGACACTTTTTCCCCTCCTGCGGATGCCACCGTTGACCAGGTGCTCAAGGACCTCCAGGGCGGAAAGCTCATCCCTGACATCTGGACAAAGCTGGAGGACCCCGGCCCGGATGTCCTCTATTAAACCGTTGATGAAAGCATCGTGCTGAAAAGCACGGTGCTTTTTTCATACTCAAATACCACCGGGCCCCGGTGGAAACCAACAGGGGCGCTGCCATACCGGGACTGGCCGGACACAAGGAAAGCAGATAACAGGAGGTAAACGAAACATGAAACTTTTATGGCTCAAGGAAATCATTGGCGATGCCTACACGGAGGACATGGACGCCGCCGCCTGCCAGGCGATTGGCAAGGACTTTGTTGCCCGTGCGGACTTCAACGCCAAAAACACCCGTGTCAAGGAACTGGAGGCCCAGGTGGGCCAGCTTGAGGAGGCCGCCAAAGGACACGCCAAGCAGCTGGAGGAGCTGAAAAAGTCCGCTGGCGATAACGAGGAGCTGACCCGCAAGATTGGTGAGCTGGAGCAGCAGAACAAGGCCGACAAAGCCGCTTTTGAGAAAGAGCTGGCCAACATCCGGCTGACCTCTGCCGTGGATGCTGAGCTCACCGCCGCCGGAGCCAAGAACAACACCGCCGTCCGGGCTCTTTTGGCTGACTACCTCAAGGATGCCAAGATTGAGGATGGCAAAGTGGTGGCCAAGATCAACAATGAGAGCATCACGCTGGCCGCCAAAATCGAGGCCATGAAAAAGGACGCCGCCACGGACTTTCTCTTTGGCAATCCTGGCGGAAAGCTGAGTGGCTGGAAACCCGGGGACCCTGACAACGGACGCAAGCCCGGCGAGGGGGAAAAGCCCTCTGCGATGACC